AGACTTAACAGAGCTGCGCTGGAGACAGGGCTACCACCCTTGGGGAACCTTTTGTCAACCCTATTGCATTCTGCAAACAAAACCCTTAGAAACCACCTTAAGGCCAATCAGATATCTCTGACCCTTGCCGCTGCGGATGCAGACGAGTGGCTGGCGCAACCAGCAAGCAAGAGGCCCAAAACACCGGCTAACCGAGGCGACAACCAAACCTTTTTTTCACTTTTTAGGAGACTGTAATGTCTACGCTTTCACCAGCATTCGTTACGCTCTTCGACGCAGAGGTTAAGCAGGCTTACCAGGCGAAAGCCCAGTTGGTCGGTGCGGTTCGTCAGCGTCGTGGAGTCGAGGGTTCTACTGTTAAATTCCCCAAAGTCGGCAAGGGTGTCGCCACTGTGCGTGTTCCTCAGTCCGATGTCACGCCCCTTAATGTTGCCTTCAGCCAGGTTACCGCAACCCTGCAAGACTGGAATGCCGCTGAGTACAGCGACATCTTCAATCAGGCCAAGGTCAACTTTGACGAGCGTCAAGAGCTTGTCCAAGTGGTTGCCAACGCTATTGGCCGTCGCCAAGACCAGATCATCCTTGATTCCCTGGCCGGTTCTTCGACTAGCAATGTGGTGGACGAGGACGAGGGTGGTTCCAACACTGGCCTCAATGTGGCCAAGTTGCGTGCAGCCAAGAAACTTCTGGACAAGAATAATGTCCCGATGGATAACCGGCACATCGTCATCCACGCCAACAGCCTGGCTTCAATCCTAGGTGAGACTTCTGTCACTTCGGCAGATTTCAACACTGTGCGTGCCTTAGTGAGTGGCGAGCTGAATACCTTCCTTGGCTTCACCTTCCATACGATTGGTGATCGTGCCGAGGGCGGTCTTCCCATTGCCAGTGCTGAGCGCAAGCTCTGGGCTTTCCATCGTGATGCTATTGGCTATGCCGAGGGTATCGCTCCCCGTACTGAGATCAACTACATCCCCGAGAAGACCTCCTTCTTGGTGAACGCAGTGTTCTCTGCCGGTGCGATTGCCATCGATGCCGAGGGTATCGTTGAAGTTCAAACCACCGACGCTTAAGGAGATTTGACATGGCTTTTTCTTCTGCTGGATTTACCTCTGTCGGTGTCAGTAAGCGTGGCCAAGCTCCTTCGGTCTATGCTTACAAGACTGCCGATACCATTGCGACTGTCAATACAGAGGGTTATTTCAACGACCTGGCTAACTCCCTGGAAGTTGGTGACCTGATTTACTGTGTGACCTCGACTGGCTCGACTGCTGTTGCTACTTTGGTTTATGTGCTTTCCAACACATCTGGTGTTGTGGATGTGAACGACGGCACCACGCTGGCCAATACCGATAGCGACTAAGCGGTTGGTGTAGAAACCAGGCCAGCCACTGAGCAATCGGGGGCTGGCCTTTATCACATTGAGGTCTATAAATGGCTGCTGGTGATTCCTCATTATCAATCTGCTCTGATGCCCTGCTCATGCTGGGGGCCAACTCTATCTCCAGTTTTAACGAAGGCACGGACGCAGCCAACATCTCTGACCGGCTCTACCCGGACCTTAAGAACCAGGCATTGCTGGTCTACCCCTGGTCATTTAGCTTTAAAAAGGTCAAGCTGGCCAAGCTGATTACCACCCCAACTACAGAGTACCGATACGAGTATCAACTGCCTGGTGACCGGCTGGGGCCACCCAGGGCTGTATATACATCTGCATCACCCGGTCAGCGGCCTAGCAAGGAATACCGCATTTTCCAGGACAAGCTGCTCACTGACTATGAAGAGGTCTATGTGGACTACCAATATGCCGTGCAAGAGTTTGAGATGCCGGTCTACTTTGTGCAGCTCCTCAAGTACATGATGGCCTGGCACCTGTCCTACCCGATCACCGACCAGGACTCTAAGGCTCAGTATTGGCAGAATGTGGCCGTAGGCGCACCTAGCGAGAATGGCCGTGGCGGGTATATGAGAACCGCTATTCAGATGGACGGCCAGGGCCAGCCCAACAATTACATCGATGACTATGCCCTGATTGCGGTACGCAACTAATGACCCGTTTTGTATCGATCCAGACTAACTTCTCAACAGGAGAGATGGACCCGCTGCTTCGGGCACGGGTTGATCTGCCTGCCTATGCCAATGCCCTTGAGGAGGCCACCAATGTAGTGGTGCAGCCACAGGGTGGCGTGAGGCGCAGGCCTGGTCTGCGGTATGTCACATCCCTACCCAACTCAGGCGCAGAGTCTGCCGCCAATGGTGTGCGTCTGGTGCCATTTGAGTTCTCGACCAGCGACAGCTATATGCTGTGCTTTACCCATAATCGGATGTCTGTTTTTAAAAATGGGGCACTGGTCACCAATATCAATGGCAGTGGCAACTCCTACCTTGACACCTCCAGCCTTGGCCTGACGGGTGCAAGGTTGGCTAATCTGGGCTGGACCCAGTCTGCCGACACCCTGATCGTGGTGCAGCAGGACATCCCACCGGCAAAGCTGGTACGGGGCGCAACAGATGCAGACTGGACTGGCTCGGTCATTACCTTTGACTCGACTCCCAAGTACAACTTCACCAGCTTGGTGTTTGAGCCACTGGGCACGCTGACCCCGTCGGCAGTCTCTGGCAAGGTCAACCTCACCGCTTCCCAAGCGGCAATCACTGGCACCGCCCAGGCGGGTGCCTCGACCACAATTACATTGGCCGCAGGGTCAAGTGCAACAGATGACTTGTACAACGGGTTATTCATTGAGCTAACAGGGGGGACTGGTTCCGGGCAAGTCAGGCAGATCACCGACTATGTGGGTTCAACCAAGGTGGCCACAGTCAATGCCGCCTGGGCAACAACCCCGGACAATACCAGCACCTATTCCATTGCCGTCTTCAAGTCGGCAGCGGTTGGGCAGTATGTCAATGCCAGCCCACAGGGCCGTGCCAAGATTGTGGCCATTACAAGCAACACTGTTGCACAAGCGATTACCGAGTTCCCATTCTTCTCGACAGGGGCCATCGCCAATGGAGACTGGGACATTGAAACGGGATACGAGGCAGTCTGGTCGGCCACTAGAGGATACCCAAGGTCGGTGACTTTCCATGAGGGCCGACTTTATTTTGGTGGGTCTAAGACCCGGCCATCGACTGTCTGGGGTTCCAAGGTCGGCCTCTTCTTTGACTTTGAGGCAACGGAGGGATTGGACGATGATGCGGTCGAGGCCACACTTGACACTAATACTTTCAATGCCATTACGGACATCACGGCAGGCCGAGACCTCCAGGTCTTCACCACTGGTGGCGAGTTCTACTGCCCCCAGGAAGGTCTCCAGCCAATCACCCCAGATAACTTCTTTGTCAAGTCTACGACCCGCAATGGCAGCCAGGAAGGCATCCGAGTCCAGCAGCTAGAGTCTGGCACCCTGTTCGTTCAACGGCAGGGCAAAAGTCTGAACGAGTTCGCCTTTACGGATGTGCAGCTCACCTATGTGACCAGCAAGATATCATTGCTATCAGGTCACCTACTGCGCAACCCAAGGCGCATGGCCCTGCGCAGATCAGTGGCCACCGATGAGAATGACCTTCTGCTGGTTGCCAATGCGACAGACGGGTCGATTGCGGCCTTCTCGCTGTTGCGTGCCCAGAATGTGATTGCCCCCTCCGAGTTTACTACCGATGGGGAGTTCATCGATGTGGGCGTGGACCTAACCACCATCTACGCTGTGGTCAAGCGCACTGTCAATTCTGCGACTGTTTTCTATGTCGAGCGGTTTGATGACACCCTGACCACCGACTCTGCTGTCACTGGCGGTGCTGGTGCGTCAGCGTCTGTGTCCCATTTGGTGGCCAAGAGTGTTGACATCATTCTCGACGGGGCCGTGCAGGCCAACCAGACTGTACCTGGCGGTGGCACTGTCACTTTCTCCAGGGCTGCGGCCAGCTCTTACCAGATAGGGTTGGACTATGCGGTCAAGGTGGTCACCATGCCTGCCGACCTTAAGATATCTGCTGGCACCCGGCTGGGGTTTAAGAAGCGGATTGTGGAGGTCAATGTCTTTGTGAAGGACACCCAGCATCTGAAGATCAATGGCACCGATGTGCCATTCCGGGCGTTTGATGACCCGAATGTGCTAGACGAGGAGGTGCCCGAGTTTACCGGCACCAAGACACTGCCGGGGATACTTGGGTATTCCGATGAGGGAAAGATCACCATTGAGCAGGACATCCCTCTTAAGATGATTTTGTTGGGGCTGGAGTACAAAATCTCCACCTATCCTGGGAGTTAAAAAATGGCAGCAATTGTTGCAGCTCTTCCATCTTTACAGACCATTGGCACTGTCCTTAGTGTGGTTAGTGCAGTTGGTGATATCCAGGCTGGCAAGGCGCAGAGACAGCAGTACAACCTACAGGCCCAGCAGACTGAGGTCGAGAGCCAGCGCAAGGCAATCCAGTACCAGCAGCGGAGCAACGATGTTCTGCGTCGCAGATTACAGGCCAATGCCGCCATTGCGGCCAGGGCTTATGCCGGTGGTATTGACCCATTCTCGGGTAGCCCTGACATTGTCCGGGCGGCCAATGAGACCGCAGCAGGCCGGGAGTATTCCATGCTGCTAGAAGATGCCGATGCCGCTATGCGTGGCGGTATGTTGCAGGCAGAGCTTTACAGGCAAGCTGGCCGCACCGCAGAAAGGACTGGTTTCTTCCAGGCGGCCACCAAGCTTGGCACAGCAGCATTAAGCTATGGAAAGACTACGCAGACACAAGCACCGATTGAAAGCAGAAACTTCCCGTCACCGACTGGGGGCCGATGATGGCACGCCTACCACGCTACCAAGAATCTGGTCTGATCTCGGCAGACATTCCGAGGATGGACTTTGCCAACATTCGGGAGCAAACCCGACAAACGCAGACCATCGGGGAAGCATTAAGCAAGATCAGCCAATTTGCCTTTGGTGCGGCACAGCAACAAAGGGAGCAGGAAAATAAATTGACTGCTATTGGTCTGCGCACAGACTTTGAGATGGAAGCGGCAAGGGAATTAGCCAGTCTTAAAGCGCAAGTTGATACCGGCCAAATTAAGGACCTTACTGTTCTCCAGCAGTCGATAACGGCACTGGCTCAAAAGCAGACTCAGGTGCTGGGTCGGTACAGTGCAGAGCAGGCGGCAGGCCTAGCCAACTCCATTGGCGGCCAAGGTCGAGCTTTGATGTCTGTTGCGACTGAAAAGCTAACCAATGAGTATCGTGCCGCATTTGATGTGTTGGCCGATGACGCAATCAAAGACGAGGTCACAAACCTAAAGACAGCAATCCAAGCAGACCCATCAGCAGAAGGCGTGTCTATGGCCAGCTTCAAGGCCCTCAACACTGTTATGGGAATTGCGCCCCAAACAACCAAGTCGCAAGAAACAATTCAAAAAATGCGAGATGGGATTGTGCAGGCTAAGTCTGAGGTTGTTGCCGAGTACATTGCCTCTACCGAGTTCGCCTCCTCTGCCACTCAGGCGATCCTCAGACTAGAGGCAAATGACGCTGGCAAGTATTCCCAGGTATGGGCTGGCATGGATGACAAGCAAAAAGAAGAGGTTTTCAATCGCCTCAAGAAAGCAACAGAGCGCAGAAACATTGTGATGAATAATGAATTCTCCTCTGCCGAGGCAAAGGCGGCCCCATTAGTTCGCCAATTGTTGACAGAGGACAACTCGGCAAAACGCAAAGAGTTGATGGATAAGCTAGAAAATTTGCCGCTCTCACCAGAGAAGCTCAAGAGTTACCAGGGCTATATCGATGGGGCCGGGGTGTTTGCTAGTGTTGAAGACCCAACCCTAGTATTGCGACTTAGCAGGGCCGCAGAGGCTGGCACGCTATCCGATTCGGAGCTAATCAAAAACCGCAGCCGGTTGACCAAAGAGACTTTCAACTCATTGGTCAGAAACCTTGGCAACCCCAACAACATCATCAAAGACTACGGCCAAAGGTTTGACCAGGCGGTAGGTATTCAGTCTGCCAATCTACCCCCATCTTTGCCAACCGCAGAAGCAAGAGATGCTGCTGTGGTGGCACGCAATACAGCCAGGCTTGAGCTGTCCAACTATGCCAACACGCCAATCAATGGGGTGCTACCAAGTAACGAACAGGTGGAAAAAAAGGCCAAGGAGTTGCTGAACAATCTTGGGGGGAGCATGGCCTCTGTATGGGCAAGTGCTGCCGCTAGCGCAAAAGAATCAATAGAAGTTCAAGTCCCAGAATTAAAGGGCGTTGACTTGACAGATGATGCAGCCGTTGAAAGGGCAATACAGGCTCATGTTGCCAAAGGTGGCAGAGCTGCTTCTGCGACTGCCGCTTCTGTTAGAGAAGACATCCGCACATATAGGGAAGCAATTCGTCGGGCACCAAGACCTCAACAGGGTACGCAGCAATGATAAAACTAGAGACCATTGATGATGTGTATCGGCTCGACTACGAGCTGTCTACGCCTGGGGTGCGTGCTGGCCTGCTTGCCAATGCAGAAAATGGTGGGGATGACTACGAGATTATCCAAGACCAAGATGGCACTAGGGGCGCATTTATGCGTACCAACATGGGCCTATACCCGCTTGGTGCCCTAGCCCCGGTCCAAGTGGCCGCTGCTCCAGTACAGACCATGACCGATGCAGTGCCGCAAGGACCAGAGATCAAGTCCTATGACCCAACCACCAGAGAGCAAATATCTGCTTTCTTGCAGTCTGGGCTTGAGGGTGTGGGCGTTGACCGGGTAAGAGCAAGGAAGATATCTCAGAGCTTGATTGGCGGTCCCAGCAGTGGTGCGCCATTGTCCTTGGGTATTGCCGACATCGTGCCATTCCTTGGCACTGCATTGCAGACCGAGGAAGCGGTTCGACTTGGCCAAGATGCGGCCCAATTGGCAGAGCAGGGTAGATATACCGAGGCCGCTGTGTCTGCGGCTGGCGCAGCCATTGGAATGATTCCTGGTGCGGTTGGTACTGTGCAGACAACCAAGAAGGTTGCCCCAATGATTAAGGGGTCTGCTGATGCAATTGCACCGCCATCCCCAGCCATGCAGGCTGGGTCGGTTAA